TCATCATCTTCAACTTGTATATCATCTTCACCAAAAACACCATTAGAAATTGACGGACGTATAGCATCAACTCTTACTGCACTCTTGGCAAAAAGCATATCTTTGATCGTATCACTAATTTGAGATGGTGATTCGTCAGCGATAATCATATCTAAAAGATCATCCATTGATAATTATAAGTAAATTACTAAACATATTTATATTTCCCCACCCTTGGGGATTGTAGGTGCCTCAGTTGCAGTCTCATCTGGTGATGGTTCTACTTGAGGTTTACCTAAATCAGCAGATGCTGCTGATGTTGGATCTCCATTTTCTGGTGCCATATTAAATGGCATACCAGTTGTTGGATCAACAGTTGCAGGATCAGGATATAAACCTTCTTTGATTTCTTTCGCCATAAGTTCATCCTGCTCAATAATCTCCAAGTCAGTTTGACGGAGAACTTGACGACGGATGTAGTCTTGAGAGTAATACTTACCAATATATGGTTCTGCTGCTTGAAGAAGAGTCATTCTCTCATTCATCAATTCAGCATCTTTCAGTTCAGAGAAGTGATTATCATACAGGAAGTCATACTGAATATACTCACTCATATTCTCCCAGTCTTCTGGAGTAATGATATTCTTCAGAAGTAGTTGAGTCTTGAGCATATCATTGAACATATTTGAGAATCTCTTTCTCAAACGTCCAACAAACTTAGTAAACTTCAGTTCATCTCTCAGGATTTCAGAAGATCTCCCCAGGTTAAACCCACCTTCTCCATCCATTCTTGAGGGTGGAACATTGAGTGCTCTGTATAATTTCTTTTTAAAGTATTCAATATCAGTGATTTCTCCAAGGTTTTGGCCTCCTGGCAAAGTTGAGATTTCTGTTCCCCTTCCGCCTTCTCTGCGAGGCAACCAAAAATCTTCAAGCATTGACATGTATTTTTTGTCATCTCTGATCTCTCCGGTCTGTGCATCATATACAAGTTTGTTTCTATAACGTTGCATAACGTCGCGCAGATATTGCTCTGCCTTTACCTTAGGAAGATTACCAACGTCAATATAGAAAATTCTACGTTCTGGTGCTCTTGAAAGTCTGTAAATTACCAGAGCATCTTCAATCATTCTAAGTTGATTGAGTGCTTTGATTGCCTTGTGAAGATATGAAAGTGTGATACCTTTGTTTCTGTCTACAAGACCAGAAGTACAATAGGTAACAGAATCCTTGGTCATTTTGATTCCTTTACTACCCTGTTGGTTAGTAACAGGATTAGTAGATGGATATGAACCCTTGGGATTGTAGATAAAGAACTCTTCAATATCAGGGAAATCATAACTAGTGGGATTTTGCTCTTCTCTAAAACTTCTGATAGAAGATCCGTCCTCACCTGGTTTTTGCTTTTGCTTTCTTACATAGCGCATCTTCATTGCGTCAATCCAACGCAACTCTTGAATACCCTCTTCAGGTCTCTTTAGATCGATGATTTTATGATAATAGAGGCGACCGTCAATGTACCAATTCCTATAGATTTCATGTGCCTTATTATTAAAATCTAAAAGATCAAGAATATACTTGAACTCTTTACGAATTTTTGTTTTGATGCCATCGCTGGCATTCAGTTTAGAAAGTTCAATTTCGACAGGTGTTTCGTTTGTATCGGAAACAATTGCCTCATTTACAATGTCTTCAATTGCACTATCCACCTCAGGATGAAGTGCCATCTCTCTATATCTACGAATCAGATCATATTCTGTTCTGTAAATACCCTCAATATCAAGGTAGGAACCAAAGAAACCACAACTATTTGAATAATAATCAACCCCATCCCCGTTATTAGCGGGGACGGGGGATACTGTAGTTGGTGTTTGTTCTTCGGTATCCTCAATTGAGAATCCAAATAATCTTGACGCCATGATTTATTTTATAGGGTATACTAACCTGTATACCCTATTTAGCGTTTAATTATTGACCGCCTGCTTCGTTCAGGTTAGCATCACCGTTTTCGTTCTGCTGAGTAGTAGGACCAGAAGAACTTGCCAGGATGTTGTTGACCTGGAATTCTACTGTAAACTCCTCAATCTGATCGCCATTATCGTAAGAAAGGTCGATCTGAGAAACGTTGGTGGGGAAGATATCAATGAATTGATACTGTGCAATAACGACGTTTTCTTCACCTTCGTTGTTGATGGAAGCCATCGTGCTGCCTCTACCCAGATGGTAGACAGTAGCGTTAGACATATACGCTGCTGGTTGTGTAGCACCGATGTTGTTGTCAAGACGTGCCATCAGTTCAACCCACTGCTCAAATGCACGGCGGATTGCTTGGTTCTCATCATTGATAACAGTGATGGTCCAAGGATCGATGGTTCTATCACCAGCGACCTTGAAGATACGTCCTCTGAAAGGAACATCAACTGACGCGATGTTTGAAGCAGGGATTGCTGCTGCCTTACACATAAACTGGAAGGTTTCAGCATCCCAACCAATACCGCCAGGGAAGGCGGTAAGTTCTACTTCAAACAGATTGGGGCGGGCACCGCCGCCAATCAGTCTAGACTTGAACTGTGAAAGGTTTTTGTTTGCTCTTGTTGCCATTGTTTTTTCCTCTTATGGTAGATAGTTAGTATTTTTTAGATCAAACTCTACCTGCGACTTCTTCAAAGCTAACGCCAGTGCGTGTAGCAACGAAGGTCAGGGTGATGTAGTTGATGGACTTGGTTGGTTTCAGGAAGATGTCTGCTCTGAACTCATTGTTGTCAATGATGTCAGGAGTATTGTTTGTTTCATCACAAACAACCAGGAAACCATAGCAACCGCCCTTTGCTTGAACATCACGGAGATAAGGTTCAACAACATTTCTGAAGTTGGATCTTGTCAGTTCGTCGTTCAGTTCAAAGAGTTGAGCTTGTGCTGCTTTTTCAAGTGCTTGCTCAACTGTGAGGAACAGTCTTCTAACATTGATTCTATCGAATGCAGACTGATAAGAAAGTGCAGTCTTGTCTCCGAAGAGGAACGTGCCTTGACCGGGTTTGGTAACGAAAGAGTTAATTCTGTTAGGATACAGTTTGTCTCTCTGTGCCTTGGTTGGGTTATAGGCAAGTTTGATTGCGCCTCTCAGAACACCTCTTCTCTGTCCAGCAGGTGAATACCAGGGATAAGAGATAATAGATGTGCGAGTCATCATACCTGCGATATCTGCGTTACAAGGAACGTAGCGGAATTCGTTATTGAATCTATCGAAGGTAAACTTATAACCACTGTCGAATACAGCGTAAGAAGAAGACTGGAGAGGAGTAAAGTACTCAATCAAATTATTAGTTTGAGTTGTAGTATTCGTTACGTTGACCAGGTCTGCTCTATGAGGTCCGATCAGCGCCATGCAATCCTGTCTTTGCTCTGCGAGAGAGATCAGATAGTTTGCTTTTGCTTGGGACTCAGACTTGTTACCAAGACCAGGACCCATGATCAGATAATCAACTTCAATTTCTTCTTTGTTTTCAAACAGTTGATATGAAGTCTTGAGATCACCCAGAGTTGCCAGCATACCATTAGAGTTGGAGTAATCTCCACCACCACTCAAAGCGTAACTAATGTTGCCGATACCACTGAATGTTACACCTTGTGTGTTCTGACCCCAGAGACCATCACCAACTGTTACGGGAGTGTAACCGGAGGAGAAACCAAGTGCGCGGGGTTCAGTTCCCCAGTTTGCATCTCTTGCTTGTGAAGGATTATAACCTGCATAGACATTCTTGGAGAAGTCTGCCAGATATTCCTTGTAGTAAATTCTCTGAGGAGCGTTTACTGCGGAAGTTGCATCCAATGCCTTAGAAAGGTCAATATGCTTTTCAAGGATATTACCCTGAATACCTGTTACAGAGCCATTTTCGTCTACAACGACAACGTGAATGCCATCGTGCTTACTTGCTCTGCTTGTAGCAAAGAGAGTAGAAGTAGGTCTAGGAGCAATCGACTTCCAGTATACTGTGGAGTTGCTCAGACCCAGAGTCTGCTGATCATACCAATCAACTGCGGTAGTTGGGGTGATTGCTGCTGCAGCAGAATTACCAGTGTTGATACCTGCGTTGTTGACGAACGTCAGAGTATCAGAAGTATCGAAGGAAGCAAATGCTGTGCCTTCTTGATATGTGATTGCTGTTTCAGTCGAACCACCACCAACTGTCTCTACGCGAGAAACAACTTTAACGTCGATGGTTGATTGTCCAGCAGTAGAAGTACTAACACCGGTAATGATACCCTTCAGATAACCAGTGAAGGACGATGTTGTGCCTGTGCCAGGAATCACAACGCCGTTCAGCGAAGTGGTTAAGCCATAACCGATTTGAGCACCTTCAGCGGTAAGACTTGTGGTGTTGATACCCAGTGTTTGGTCTGCCATGTCGTCGATGACACAGACTTTCAGACCATTGCCCCAAGAACCAGGGTTCTTAGCAGCCCATGTGAAATCTGTAGCACTTGTGTGATTGTTCAGGTAATCGTCGTAATTGAGAACCTGAAGTGCGTTTGTTGATGCAATACCTACGCCTGCGTTTGCATTGTTCAGAGTAGATCCGCCTGTTCTTACAACCTTCAATACGCCGCCGTATGAAAGGAAGGAAGAAGCAGACATCCAGTATTCATACTGTGCATCGGTGCTCTTAGGCTTACCGAATGTATCGATGAATTCTACTTCACTGTTTACTTGAACAACGTCATCCACAGGACCGATTGCGAAGGGACCCGCAATTGCTCCAATATTATCTAAAACATTATCAGCTCTTCCAACAGTTAGATCAACTTCTCTGATTAATACACCAGGAGATAATTGAGGAGTCGCCATGTTTTTCTCCGTAAATCTCAGTTTAACTAAAAATATTTAGTGAAATAGGTATTTTCAGTGGGGAAACATGGCGTGACCTACCAATCTGGATAACTCCAGTCTATAAATGGGTCAATTTTCTTTTTATTTGCCCTTACTCTATTGATAGTACACTCTTTACATTCATATGAATATGAAGATGCTACTGGTCCTCTATTCTTTCTTGTTCTATAAAAACCTTCTATAAGATTTTTAGTCATACCACAAGTTCTACATTTTCTATCAGCAAGCAATAAGTGCCCAAGTTTTATTTGTTTATCAAAGGTATCATCTAGGTCCATCAATATCGCCACATATAATCCATTCCACCTGCTGTCTCACCATACTCAGATCCGTTGAACCATCTATCTCCATCAGTATCAACAAAACTATCTTCTCCTAAACCATCATCCATAAATCCGAATGGTGCCATATCTTGTTCGATTTGATTCTTTTGCTCTTCATATAATCTCTTACGGACATCTTGGTCAGTCAGTTCTTTAAAGTAATCTTGTGCAACTAACCAAGCATAGATAACCAGACACATTGCAAGGTCATCATTACACCCTTCCTCTGCCTCAAATGAATTGTGCTTGGAGATAAACGTTGTAAGTTCAGAGATAATCTCATAGTCATTGAAGAGTAATTTATTTTCTTCAATCATCGTCTTCAGGTTGAGTGACCCAACCTTCTTCACAGTCTTGGACATCTTCACACCCAGTTGTGTCTTCTTACCAGAGAAACCCTGACCTACAACTTGACCTGCTCTACCTCTCATGGAACACATCAGTAAGTTCTGATACTCAAGGTCATACTGTAAGATGGATGCTACCTGGTCACCAATATCATTTACTTCACATAGTATAAATGCTTCATTATAACTCTTACATACCTCCCAAATCAGATTAGGGAATAGCATCGGTTTGATTGAATTATTTCTATACTTTGCAACTACCTTATGTGGGAACTCTGTAATGTCTACAACTACAAAGGCAGAGTAGTCTTCACCCACACCTCTTGCTACGTCAACAGTACACACATAGTCATGGTTATCTTCTGGTTCTACATATACGTCAAGACCAGCATTCTGTGTAAGTGGTGAATCGTATACTAATGTCCTAAGTTTTGATGGTGCAATCAGAGTATCAACAGAACCAAGGAATTCGCACTCGAACTCAATCTTGAACTGCTGTTCGGAGGTGTTTGCAATAGTCTGTTCTTTCCAAACTTCATCCCTGCCTGGAACTTCGGACCAATGAACG